AGCAGAATCACTCAAGAACTATTTGAAATTTATTCTTGAGGGCAAGAAATTCAAGACTCTGAAAGTAAGCATCAGTTATCGGAACAATACATCCGTGAAATATGACCAGGAGCATCTTTTGGACATTCCGGCTAAGTTCCTAGACTACGGGGAACCTACAGTCAAAAAATCTCTGGTCAAAGAGAAACTTAATGCGGGCGAGGAAGTCGCCTACTGCAGATTGGAAACAAGCTCAAGCATGATCATTAAATAGGAGGAATTGAAAATGGAAGATAAGAAATATACTGTTGTTGGATCGGTAACTATCGGAACCGACGAATACAGAGATTTGGTAGAGAACGGAATTAAACAAGAGCAGGAAGGTGACGACAATGAGTAAATTGATTTGCTTGATGGGAGAAAGCGGATCTGGGAAAACCACGGCATTAAGGAACCTGCCTCCGGCAGAGACTTGCTATATAGATGCCGACGGCAAGGGGCTGTCATGGAAAGGATGGAAGAACTCGTTTGCAGAGGCCAAACAGAATTATTTAAGAAGCACCGATCCGATATTAATCCTAAAAACCATGAACTGGATAGATAGTAATCCGGAGGCTAAAAAATTCAAATACATTGTCATAGATACCCTAAACTCCATAATGGTCGCTGACGAGATGCGCCGTAGCAAAGAAAAAGGATATGACAAGTGGGTAGACCTGGCTCAGTCGGTTTACACTATCGTAACTCACAGCAACGAGCTGCGAGACGACCTTACCGTCATTCTCTTAGCTCATACCCAGACAGATACAGAGGACGATGGGTACCGCTTCATCCACCTCAAGACAAACGGGAAAAAGCTAAACAAGATATGCCTCGAAAGTTTCATGACCACGGTTCTCCTGGCCCGGAAAAGCGGAGAGAAATATATTTTAGAAACCACTGCGAACCACAGCTCTGCAAAGTCCCCGATGGGAGCTTTTACGAACAACGAAATCGATAATGACATAATGCCTGTTTTAGAGGCACTAAAAGAATACTAGGAGGAATTATTATGCAAAAAACAGATTGGACGAACGTAAAGGAAAGCACTGGAAATTCAAGACCTGGCCCTGGCGGATACGTACTTAAAATTGTCGGAGTCACAGACTATGCATTGGACGGCTACTTATTGTTCCAATGGGACTATGCCGAGGGAGATGGTTTCGTGGATTTGAACAGGGCGTTGCAAGAAACCCAGGGATGGGCGTACCCGACCTTCCGTCAATACTATAAAGGTAAATCCGAAGGATGGTTCAAGCACCTTTTAAACACTTTGGAACGCTCTAATCCGGGGCAATTCAATGTCGCAGCTTGGCAAGTAAATTCAGACGAAAATCAATTCAAGAACCTTAAGTTCGGAGCATTGATGGGAGACGAAGAATACATCGATAAAAAGACGGGTGAAATAAAAACCGCAACTAAAATACGAGCCTTGGTGAATGCGGCCGACATCAGAAACGGTAATTTTAAAATCCCAGTTATTAAGAAACTCGATCCGAACAAAGCCACAGCAACTACATCACCGACAGCAACTGCAGCACCTGCAGCAGGACCGGTAGATAACTCATGTCCCTTCTAACCTATGACGATGCACTGTCACGCCTGCAGAATGTCCGCAAGCGTGGCAGCCAAGTTGTAGCCAGGTGTCCTGTTTGCGGAAGTGACGACCATTTGTATGTTAGTAATAAAAACGGAATACTGTTGATGTACTGCCAAAAGTGCAACGCTCCGTTTGAAGAATTAATCAAAGCATTGCTAAAGGATGGCCCGCCTATGGAACAGCCGGAAAAAGCTACAAAAAATAACGGAAAAATTATAGAAGAGTATTTTCATGAATATAAAAATCCTGATGGAAGCACTGCTTATTATAAGAAGCGCATTAAATACGAGAACGGCAGTAAGAAGTTCAATTTTGTTTATAAAAATGCCGAAGGGAAAACAATATTCTCAAAGCCACCGAATGCGAACAATTTATACAACTTGGACTTGCTGCAAAAGGCAGCACCCGAAACCACGCTATACATAGTCGAAGGAGAAAAATGTGCTGATGCCATGACCAAGGCAGGATGCCTTGCCACCACAAGCAATACGGGGGCTCAGAATCACATTAAATTCACGGAGACGGATAAGGCCGCGCTACGCAAATTTTCTCGTAAGATTATCATTCCGGATAATGATGAGAAAGGATATGACTACGCTAACGCATTCGCTGATTGCCAAATTCTCCCGTTGCCTAACGTCTGGCCGGAATGTCCCAAGAAAGGAGACATCGCAGATTATCTGCAAAAAGGACTGTCGATCGAAAAAATACTGAGCTACGAATTTAGCCCAGGTGAAGAGAAAGAAGAGCTGGATAAGTCATACTTCGAGAAGCTAGACAAATTCCAAATGATAAACACTAATCTGTTCGAGGCTATTAATAGCATCGACGATCCCGTCAAAAGGCAGTCGGTCCAGGCAATGGCTATTTTCAGGGCAACGGCCCTGGGAATGGTTCGGGAATTCAACAAATGCTATAAAGCATTCAATGTCGCCCAGGCGCAGAAGAATGTAAAATCCGATAACATGACAAAGTTCCCTGCACAGCCGTTTGCCATCAACTGCGGCGAATGGGTCGCAGATGCCCAAGGTGTACGCAAAATACAAAGCACCAATGGCAGCGACTTTAAATTCATATTCGCCTCGCCTATACCAATCATGCCGACAGAGATACTGGTTAACGCGGAAGATGGAACCGAGAAGTTAAGAATCAGCTACTTTAAGGATGGGGCATGGAGGTCTGTAGTAGTAGCTCGTTCCCTGATGGCTAACGCCAGTAAGATTGTAGAACTGGCGGATTTAGGGATTGAAGTCAATTCCGACAATTCCAAACTGCTGGTTAAATTCATTGCAGACTGCGTGGCCATGAATCCGAACATTCTGCCCAGGACGAAGTCGATTTCACATATGGGATGGAGCGAAAACACGTTCATACCTTACTCAACCGAAATAAAACTGGACTGCGAAGACCAGTACAAAACCCTTATCGGCAGTATTCGGAGCAAAGGAACGCTTGATGACTGGATTTCCATAGTCGAACCGCTATTGAAGAACATTTATTTAAGGCTGACGGTCGCAGCGAGTTTGGCCAGTCCCCTGATTGAGAAAATCGGAGCTTTGCCATTTGTTTTGCACCTCTGGGGCGGTACCGGCAGCGGTAAGACCGTAGGGGCAATGGTGGCGGCTTCCGCCTGGGGAAACCCAAGGTTCGGGCATATGGTACGTACCATGAACATGACGATAAATTCCATGATGTCGACCGCTGCCGTTTTGAGGAACATTCCGTTTTTCGGGGACGAGCTGCAGACGATTAAATCACGGTTCGAAAATTACGACCAACTAATCATGCGTGTAACAGAAGGCATAGACAGAGGGAGGATGAACAATTATTCAACCCTGCAGAAACAGAACACCTGGCTGTGCAGCTTTATTTTTACGGGCGAAGAGCCTTGCACAAAGTCAGGATCCGGCGGCGGCGTGAAAAATCGCGTGGTAGAAATTGAGTGCAACACTCCCTTGATAGACAACGGCAATGTGGTGGTAAACCAGATCAATAACTGCTTTGGGGTACTTGGCCCTGCCTATATAGAAAAGCTCCACAAAAGGCAACTGGTGAAAGCGTACCAATGGTTTTTCGAGAGATTGCTCAAGAAAGATACGACCGAAAAACAAGCAATGGCCATGTCGCTCATTATGCTTGCGGATGACATACTGCAGAAAGAATTCATGCCGGAACTGCCTATCTTGACGATGGACGACGTAGAGCCGTTTCTTTGCAGCAACGCTGAAGTCGATGTGGCAGAACGAGCCTATGATACTACGCTTAATATTATTTCCGAAAACGAGGACAAATTCGCACAATACAGCTACGACGCCAAAAGCACTGTAATCTGGGGCAAAATCACCACCGATGAGGAAGTGTTTTTCAACAAGACCGTTCTCGAAAGGGAGCTCGATAAAGTCGGATTTGATTTCGCATCAGTAAAACGTAAGTGGGCCGACCGTGGTTATTTGATAAAAAATAGCCAGGACAGACTGATTTGGCAGACATCTGTTAGTGGAATTATGGCAAGTTCGTCAAAATCAACGCAAAATGTAAGGAACGTAAGGACGATGTAAGGAAAACTTAATGCCGAGAAACCGCATAAAATCGGCCTTTATATATATATTCCTTACATACTTACATTCCTTACATAGAAATGGTATCACATGGAAAATTTTTCGTTTAAGCAAAAGACCAATTCTTAACGTATATATAAGGGTCTCTGTACGGGATTTTACGTAAGGATGTAAGGAAAACGGCTGAAAACGGCTACCAGAGCCGAAAGCCAGTCCTTACAAACTCAAAAAAAACGTAAGGTTTCCTTACAAAAAAGTAAGAAAAGAGAATAAAAATGGAATTAAGACCTTATCAACAAAAGCTAGTAAATGATATTCGAAATTCAATATGTTCGGGAAAGCATTCGGTCTGTGCCGTACTTGGCTGCGGGGGAGGAAAATCCTGCATTGAAGGCATGATTGCTCAAGCCGCCACGGCAAAGCAAAACCAAGTCCTGTTCCTGGTGCATCGCAAAGAACTATGCGACCAGATCCGGGAAACATTCACGGCCTGCGGAGTCGACTTTAAATACTGCGAGATATACATGGTTCAGACTGCCTGCAGAAGGATACCCAAGCTGAAGACACCGAAGCT